CCCAACTTAATCCGTCAAACACTAGACATGCTTGAAGCAGTTGAAACGGAACTAGTCGCAAATCGTGACTTTGTTCTTGTCGCAAAAACTATGAAGGATGGCAAAGAATATGCACTTGGAAACACCAAGCATGACGACGGTGATTCTCGCAAGAACGATTATCAGATCTATCTTAAAACAAGAGTCGGCGGATTTGAGCATAACGATAAATTTTATCCCCAAGAGTTTTATACACGAGTAGAATCACTTAATGTGGGTTCCTACGGTACTGAATCAGAAGCACTGAGAGAATTTGAAGCCCGGATTGAAAAAATATAATGGCATCTTTAAATGTTACCCTGTTAAAATGGTGGATTCAGGTTTCATGTATTGTATTCGGCAGTGTTGTTGCGTATCAACTAAGTTGGTGGCATGCGCTCTGGGATGCAGACATCACCAAAATTAGTATTGGAATCCTAGGTGTATTTGCTGTAACTATGTTACTCACCGGTTACATCAGCAAGAACTACCAGGACAAAAAATCACAAGCACTTGGAAATTATGTATGGTTTGCCAGTGAAGCAATGATCACACTGGGCATGATTGGCACAGTTGCTGGGTTCTTGCTTATGCTTGGAACTGCCTTTAGTAACCTTGATGTTACCAACATTGCCAATATACAAGCAGCTATTGCAGACATGGCCATTGGAATGAGTACAGCATTGAGCACTACATTAGTTGGACTAATTTGCTCAATCTTAACAAAAGCACAAATGGTTATTTTGGAGAATAGCTGGGAAAATGGCGACTAAACAACGTTACAAAAGCAGTTTTGGATTTATAGATTTACTATTCAATCTTCTAGTAGGATTTACATTTATGTTCATCCTGGCTTTTATGCTGATTAATCCCATAGCTAAGAAACACAACTTTGATCCCAAAGCAGAATACATGGTAGTTATGAGCTGGGATCCACAAAGTACAACTGACATTGACATGTGGGTGCAGGATAATTTAAACAATATTGTTAGTTTTAGAACAAAGAATATTGCACTAATGCATTTAGACAGAGACGACCTTGGTTATAGAAATGACACGTTTATTAGTGAAACGGGCGCAACAGTGAAACATGAAATTAACCGTGAAGTATTAACTATCAGAAGCAGAGATCCAAGAACATATACTGTAACTACACACTGGTATTCAAAAATAATTGACGCGAATACTGGTGCAGAACAGGTTACCATTGAGTTGATACGTCTTAATCCTTATAAAGAAGCATCTATTAAACAAATAATTCTTCAAGGCCCTGGTGACGAAAAGCATGCATTTACGTTTACGGTATTGCCAGATGGCAATTTAGAATTAGACGATACTGAAAAACTCATTGTCAATGATGCTGATAACATATCAAGAAAAAATAATTGAGGATAGAAAATGATCGACTTTAACATTACTACTACTCAGTTAGCCGCAATTTGGATCTTTGCTGGACTATGCTGTATGATTCCCATGTTTGTTAAACTTTCATGGCAAAAGTTTTTAATTATCCCAATTGTGTTATTTTCTATATGGATTAGTTTTGAAACTAACCGGGAGTTTATCGGCGCACCAGTGTATGACAAGCCTGCTAAGTTTATATACAAGCATCACAGTATTTCAACCATGAATAACGAAAAGTGGATTACACTTTGGGCAATGGTTGAAAAGAAAGACAGACTATATAGATTTGTATATGATAAACAAACTCAGAAAAAATTAAACGAAGCTAAGAAACAGGCATCTCGTGGCCGTGCTACCATTGGCGAGTTTAAGAAAAAAGAACCTGAAAATAGACTTGATCGCACAGACCAAACAGAGTTAATTACTTACGATTTCCCCCATCAGGAAGCCTTTCCCAAAGATAGCAAATAAATTTATTGTTCTAGTAAGTATTTAGGTTGCATTGTATGCAAGCCTGTGTTATTATAATAGACAATTACAAATTACATTTAGAAGGATCGTAATATGAGTAACGCTGATCGCGTCTTTACCGCAGAACAAAAAGCAAAACTATCACACTTAATTCAAGAAGGTATGACTGTAATGCAGGAAGTTGATGACCTAACAGAAGGCCTCAATGACACTGTTAAAGCAATTGCTGAAGAGTTTGAAATTAAACCAGCAGTTCTTAAGAAAGCAGTAAAAACAGCATACAAAGCAGACTTCTCCAAGCACAGCGAAGACTTGGCAGAGCTTGAAAATATCTTGGCTACCGTTGGCAAACTTCAGTGAAGTTTCTCAAATACATCGGAGAGATTGGTGGTATCGTTGGTGCTTTAATGGTAGCAACGAACACTGATCTCTCTGCGTATGGATATATTTTCTTTACTAGCAGTTCTGTTGCATGGACAATAACTGCTTTTTTTATGAAGGAATGGTCTTTAATGCGTATGTCGTTGGTATTCACCGTTATTAACTTTTTTGGCTTGTATCAATGGTTTATATAATTGAATAAAAAACCCTATCAATGGCTGGCATGGCTAGCAACATTAGCATTAGTATCAGCAGCAAGCCTTGCTAGTTTTGTTCCTGAATGGTATTGGCACCACTGGGCATTTATCCTGGGCAATGCACTATGGGTTGTTGTTGGGTATTTGTGGCGAGAAAATAGTTTACTCTGGCTAAACATTATGTTAACATTAATATATATTATAGGATTAATTGTATGAGTTATGTCGACGCTTGGTTTGATAAACAGCATGATAGGATTCACGTTGTAGAACGTGTGGAGGGACGCAGGGAATTCCGTGAGTTTCCTGCAAACTATGTGTTCTATTATAACGATCCCCGCGGCAAGTTTAAAACTATCTATGGTAATCCAGTAAGCCGTTTTAGCACACGCAATGGCAAGGAGTTCCAAAAAGAAGTAAGAATGCACGATGGAGGTTCTCTATGGGAGAGCGACTTTAATCCTGTGTTTAGATGTTTAGCAGAAAACTATCTGGGTGTTGATGCTCCCAAACTTCAAACTGCTTTTTTTGATATCGAGGTGGACTTTGATCCTGAACGTGGTTACAGTAGTCCTGATGATCCCTTTAATGCTATTACAGCCATTAGCGTCTACTTAAACTGGATGGAGCAGATGATTACACTGGCGATTCCTCCTAAAAGTTTGAGCATGGAATCTGCAAAGGATCTAGTAAGCGAGTTTTCCAATACATTCCTGTTTGAAACAGAAGCTGAGATGCTGGCTACATTCCTGGATCTTATCGAAGATGCTGATGTTCTTAGTGGTTGGAACAGTGAGGGTTATGATATTCCGTATACTATTAACCGCACTACTCGTATACTAAGCAAGGATGATACTCGCAAGTTTTGTTTGTTTGGACAATATCCCAAGAAGCGCACATTTGAACGCTTTGGCTCTGAGCAAAACACATATGACTTAATTGGCAGACAGCATTTAGACTATATGCAACTGTATCGCAAATATACATATGAAGAGCGGCATAGTTATGCACTGGATGCTATTGGTGAACACGAACTTGGTGAACGTAAAGTACAATACGAAGGTACCCTGGATCAGCTATATAATCAGGACTTTAAAAAGTTTATTGACTATAACAGACAAGACACTGCATTGCTGGATAGGCTGGATAAGAAACTCAGATTCATTGATTTAAGTAACGAACTGGCACATGCCAACACAGTGCTACTTGCTACCACAATGGGTGCGGTTGCTGTTACAGAACAGGCTATTATCAACGAAGCACATGAGCAAGGATTGATTGTTCCTAATAGAAAACACCACGGAGACGAAGATCGTGTACGAGCTGCTGGTGCTTATGTTGCAACTCCTAAACGTGGGTTACATGACTGGGTCGGCAGTATCGATTTAAACAGTCTGTATCCTAGTATTATCCGTTCGTTAAATATGGCTCCAGAAACTATCGTTGGACAACTTAGAATGTCCATGACTGAGAAACATATCTCAAGTAGGATGGCAACTGGTGCTACGTTTGCAGGTGCTTGGGAAGGCATGTTTGGTACACTTGAGTACAAGGCTGTTATGGACATGGACGTTGGCACAGAAATTACCATTGACTGGGAAACAGGCGGTGAAGACACGCTAAGTGCAGCAGACACCTGGCGATTAATCTTTGACAGTAACAAGCCCTGGATCTTAACTGCTAACGGAACTATACTTACACACGAAAAGAAAGGTGTGGTGCCTGGACTACTAGAACGCTGGTATACAGAACGTCAAGAGATCCAAGCAAAGATGCGTACTTGCGAAGGTGAAGAGCGTGCCTTCTGGGACAAGCGACAGTTGGTTAAGAAGATTAACTTGAACAGTTTGTATGGTGCTATTCTTAATCCTGGGTGTCGTTTCTTTGACCATCGTATTGGGCAGAGTACTACACTAACTGGCAGGGCTATTGCCAAACATATGAGTGCAAAAGTTAACGAGTTACTAACTGGCAAATATGACCACACAGGCGATTGTATTGTTTATGGTGACACTGACTCGGTTTACTTTAGTGCATGGCCAGTTATTAAAGATGATGTTGAAAGCGGAAAGATGCAGTGGGGTAAAGAACAATGTATCCAACTCTATGATCAATTGGGCGAGGCTGTTAACGAAACATTCCCCAGCTTTATGGAAACCGCATTCCATACTACTCGCAAACACGGTGAGATTATGGCTGGTGCTAGAGAAGTAGTGGCACTCAAAGGATTGTTTATCACTAAAAAGCGTTATGCTGCACTAGTTATTGATAATGAAGGTCAGCGTTTAGATCTAAATGGCAAACTAGGCAAAATGAAAGCCATGGGTTTGGATCTCAAACGTTCAGATACTCCTCCAGTTATGCAAGAATTTTTAAGTAGCCTATTGATGGATGTTCTCACTGGCAGTAATGAGGATCATGTGGTAGAGCGTATTAAAGAATTTAAATATCAGTTTAAAGATCAACCTGGCTGGGAAAAAGGCACTCCCAAGCGTGTTAACAACTTAACCATGTATACTGCTAAAGAATGGTCAATTGATCCTACAACAAAGGCAGAAACATACAACGGCAAAGCAAACATGCCAGGACACGTTAGAGCTGCAATTAACTGGAATCGCTTAAAGAAAATGCATGGAGACAACTATAGCCAGAGTATCGTTGATGGTATGAAGACTATTGTTTGTAAACTAAAACCTAATCCACTGGGATATTCCAGTGTAGGCTATCCTACAGACCAATCGCATTTACCGCAGTGGTTTAAAGACCTGCCATTTGATGATAGTTTAATGGAGGCAACTATTGTGGACAAGAAGATTGATAACTTACTGGGCGTACTTGACTGGGATTTAGCTGGAAAAACACAAACTGAGAACCAATTTGACAGTATTTTTAGTTTTGAGTAATATACACACATAAATACCAGTGGAGATTAATATGAGCAAACTTTTAAATTCACACAGTTTATTACATAAACATAAAAAAGATGCTCGTAAACTTATCTGGGATTTATCGAAAAATATTGAAGAATCCAGAAATATAATCGAGAGCCAACAGCCCAGATGGAAAAATACAGGTCTACATGACAACGTCATGGATAAACTTGCTGAGCTACAACGGGTATCCAACGAATATAATCAGGCAGTTAGTGAACTAACTAACCAAATTGATGCGGTCATACAAAAACAAGAGCGAAAAATACTCCAGAAAGATTATACAAGATATGATAATCAAGACCTAGACTTACTCATTGATCGCCAGAGTTGGATTTCTGAGAAGTTTGATAAAGAAATCATCGGCATAATTCAACAGAATGTTTCCTGGCAGTATCCTACACTGGAAGTTAATCCCGCTGATGCTAGATATTCAAACATAATGAATGCTGCTGACCCGCAGTATGCAATATGTGCTACTGATCAAATTAAACATAAATTAAAGGAAAATTTTAATGATTTTTATGCATCCCGACGCCTAAGAATATATGATAATTTAGAAAAAGTTCCTGCTAATCAGATTGGGTTTGCAACTTGTATTAACATGTTTGAGTATATGCCACTGGATCCTATCAAAGATATAGTCAAACAAATATTTAATTGTTTGCGCCCTGGTGGTAAACTCCTGCTTACATACAACAACTGTGAACATTCTGGAAGTTTAGAGTTACTAGACAATAATTTTAGGTGTCTTAACAACAAAGATTTAATGGAAAGTCTGTTGTTTGGACAGGGGTTCGATATTCATTCTACTAATCATACCGATGGTATTTGGACCTGGTTATTGGTTAGTAAACCAGGCAAACTATCTACACAAAAGTTAGCAAGTGGTGACGTTAGTATACAAAAACGTGTATATCCTTGGAATGATATTCCAGTTAATGTTCAAAACTGGATATTAAAACACAAAGCAGATATCCCAGAAATTTGGTTTGATCAGCTCGCCAATAACTGGAAAGAATTGCATGAAATGGAAATTAACGCACTAACTGAGTGGCAAAAATATAGCCATTCTATAAAGATTTATATTGCATCCACCTTTTAAATCACATATACTTACACTATAACAACTTTACATAAGGAAGTTTCAATGAAAGACTATCTACTTGACATTGTGCAGCATACGCACAGCCTTGGATTTATCAGTCTAGTTAAGATTACTGGTACTGACGAGGAAACCACTATTGAGGGACTTGCAGAAGATCGCAGTGTTATCCTCAAGGGCACGTTTCATAAAACAGTGCCAGAGTTCATGGGCACATTTGGTATGCCCAACTTGGACAAATTAGGTACTATTCTTAAGATCTCAGAATACGCTACTGATGCTAAGATCTCTATTAACACACAGGAACGCAATGGCGAATCTGTTCCGGTTGGTATTCACTTTGAAAACGCAGGTGGCGACTTTCAGAACGATTACCGTTTCATGGTCTCAGAAGTTGTCAATGACAAACTAAAGAGTGTTACTATGAAGGAAGTTAAATGGGGTGTTGAGTTTTCCCCTACTGTAGCAAGCATTCAGCGACTACGCATGCAAATCTCAGCTAACAGTGACGAGGGTGCGTTTATTGCCAAAACAGAAGACAAGAATCTGGTCCTACATTTTGGTGATGCTAGCACACATGCTGGTAACTTTGTATTCCAACATGATGTAGGTGGCAAACTAGATCGTGGCTGGGCTTGGCCAGTTGATCAGGTTAGCAAGATCCTAAGTCTCGGCGGTGATATTAATTACAAGATCAGTGATGATGGCGTAACTGAGATTACTGTTGACAGTGGACTAGGTAGCTATCGTTATCTACTCCCAGCACAGAGTAAATAATTGTGGAAAACCTCGGACTTGCTGAGTTTTACATTACTAACGTATGTAACCTTGCGTGTGAGAATTGTAATAGATTTAACAATTTTCCTCGCAAGGGCCATATCAACTTCAACGAAGAGCAGTATATAGACTGGGCCGCTAAGTTTGATTTTGGTAATATCAGCATTATCGGAGGTGAACCACTATTACACCCAGGACTATTCAGTTACGTTAAAGGACTGAGAAAACTCTGGCCTGACACTCCCATGATTATTACAAGCAATGGACTACAAATTAATAAAGTTAAACATTTGTATGAATATTGCGTAGCTAATAATTGCGGTGTGGAAATAAGTTTCCATGACAAGGATGATTTGGACATTAGACTCTGGGAAGAGATCGAAAAGTTCAAGCAATCCAATGGTAGATCCTGGGGACCCATTGAAACAGAGATAGTGCATCATGTAGGCAGGGATGGTGAAGAGTTCACTACTGAATCCAAGTGTCTACAGGATGCTGGCGGGTTTAGATTCCGGTTTACTGATGCGCATTTCTTCTCAAGCACCAGTGTTAAAGAGTATGATGGCATGATCCCCATGCCACATAACAGTGATCCTGAAAAAGCATATCATGACTGTTCACTAAAGTTTAGCCACACCTTCTTTGATGGTGAGCTATACAAATGTGGTATGATTGCTGCTGGCAAGGAGTTTATTAAAGAACGAGGTGCTGAGGAACACTGGCAGAAACTATTTGATTATATACCAGTGAGTATGAAACAGTATAATCCAAAATGGCGACAATCATTCTTCGCAGCAGAAGACGTATGCAGTCTATGCCCAGAACGTGCTGAATACGGAACCTGCATAACATCACTTAAAAAAGAGTTTAAAGGTGAAAAATGAACAACAAAGATAGAATTAAATACTTGACTAATCAACATGAAAGATTAGATCTAAGCACCACTGAGTTAGAATCTAAACTTGCACTAACCCCCAGTGATACCAAACTATCACAAAACCTAGCAGAACTAAAACGTAAGAAACTTAAAGTAAAAGATGAACTGGCTCATTTAATAAAGTCTGATCATGCAGACCAAGAATCTTTTGACTTTTATGATTACGACAGATGACTGACACTAAGAGATACTTTAGAGTTTTTCTATCAGGATATGGTGGTGAACGTGTATATGGATCACTTACCCAAGATCAATATGAGTTCTGGAAAGACTTAGACGAAGAAGACATTATTGCTCATGCATGTTGGGATCCTTGGGAAGAGAACGACGAAAATCCAATCTTTGACGATGAGGATCCACGGTTCCTGGGTTATTGGCATGAGAATGATGATCTTTTTCATGAAATAGGAGTTGGTGAAGATACTGCATATATCACTGTCGAAGAATATGATGGCGAAACATATAACAGTAATAATATTTCTACTCCTTTGGATAGAATATCCTGGCAAGATTTCCAAACAAAATATAACTCTACTGTAGACGAGAACGATCTTGAAGAAGTTTTAGAAAACACACAGTATGTTTTCTCTGGATATAGTTCAGAAAAAGGAATTTTCGGAGACTATCCCATAGTTACCAACGGTGCTGACTTTGATCCCAATAAACTAACGTTTATGTTGACTTCCAACCCACAAGAAGTTATACTGGAAGCTATAGAGTATGACGGTGTAGAAATTTATAATGATGGCTGTGATACCACTGGTAAAGGCTACTATGCATCGATTTGGAAAATATCATGAACGATGAGACAATGCAAGAACTTTATAATAAGATCTTTACTATGAACACAAAACTCAGTAACGAATACGATGCTACGGCTGTTGCTGCCATCTTTGTCGTACAAGCAATGCGTATGTATCGAACCATGTTAAACGATGATGAGTTTAACCGTATGGTTGAAACTATATCACAATCAGCTAACGAAACTAAACCCTTTACCCTGGATAGCTTTGATACTGACTCAGGCACCCTACACTAGGAGATATTATGACTAACGAACGTCACGACGAATTTATGTTACGAAAAATGCGAGAAGAGGCACTTAAAACTAAAATGTTAAAAGCAAAAAAAATGATCTGGGTAACATTTCAGAAAGAAGGATTGCACAAGTATCCAGCAGCATTGGATGACCCTAACCTAGCAACTGGTGACGAATATGATGTCAGTTTCCTGGGCTATGTGCACAGACATATTTTTAAGTTCCGTGTCAGCATTGAAGTATTCCATGACGATCGTGATATCGAATTTATTCAGTTTAAGCGTTGGTTAGAAAAACTATACGCTGAAAGTACACTTACACTAGACTTTAAAAGTTGTGAAATGATCAGCGATGATTTATATTTACAAATCAATGAGCGTTACCCGGGCCGTGATGTACACATTGAAGTAAGTGAAGACGGAGAGAACGGCTCATTAACCCAATACATGAAAGACAAGTAAATGACACACGAAACTAAAAAAGTATTCGACGACTTAGACGACTACTTGCGTTTTTGCAAGGTATTTGGTCACCCTTATAACCCAGCTGACCTATACAATGCAGACAGTGAGCATTGGCAAGCTTATCGCAATCTTAAAGAAGGCAAGCGTATCAGTAATAACTGGATGCGTGACGCTAAACTTTGTGGTGCGAATATCTTTGGTCCAAGGTCTTAATAGAATGTTTGAGCACACAGTAGTTGTACCCTGCGATAAATTTAGTAATCGACCAAACCATCTTCCACAACCTGGCGGGGCACTAAATGCAGGGTACACTTCTGTGGACGCTCTAGCAAGTGTTGCCAATCATCTGGGCAATCATGGACTAATCTACAAAAAAGATTGGTGGTGGGAAGGCATGGGGTCAGGAAGCCTTAATCTATGTTTTCGTGATCAAAGCCATACAGTGTTACTAGGGTTAGCCCAAAATACTAAATAACATTACACTTCCTAAAACGATTGAAATTTAATGACAAAAACAGTATTACTTATTGGTGGCGCCGGGTTTATCGGCACACATCTTAAATCTAGATTAAATCTGGAAGGGCATTCTGTAGACATTATCGATAAACTGTATGGCAGAAATATCAATGACGATCACGGATTAATTACCGATATTAATTACAGCCATGTTGTGTTTTTAGCAGCAGAAGCTAATTTAAGGGCTGTTAAGCAAAACCCTACTGAGGCTATTAAAACTATGACAAGCGGGCTAATGAAATGTCTGCTTACATATCCTAGCGCACATTTCACATACATTAGTAGTAGCATGGTATACGGAAACTGGGACGACAGTGTTTATGAGTATTCACACAGAGCTCCTATTGATCTGTATGGACAGCTAAAACTAGCCGGCGAGGGAATTGTACGAGAACTCCATAGACATTGGACAATTATTAGACCCACCGCAGTATACGGCCCAGGCGATAATCCTAGTAGAGTAATGCCTCTGTTCATCGAGAAAGCCAAGAACAACGAGACGCTAACAGTTAAAGGGCACAACAATCAACTTGATTTCACACATGTTGATGATGTTGTTGCTGGTATTATACTGGGCATGGATAGCACAGACAATCGCACCTTCAACATTAGTTACGGCAAAGCAGTCCACTTGGAAAATATTGCCAAATATATTTGTGAAAAAGTAGGCAGTGGCAGTGTAAAGGTAGAAATACCTGACGTGGAATACCCACAACGAGGAACCATGTCAATTGAGCGGGCGAAACACGAACTGGGATATCAACCCAGGGTTGATGTATTCGCAGGAATAGATCAGCTTATTCAAGGATAACCATATGAATATTGGATTTATTGGCGTAGGCAAACTTGGTATGCCATGTGCTGAAGAGATTGCAAAAAAAGGCCATGACGTTCGTGGCTATGATGTTGCCGATGTTAACAGTGATTTAGTCAACGTTGTACCCACAATTGCAGATGTTGTGGCAGACAGAGACATTGTATTCATCGCCGTTCCCACACCGCATGATCCAGATTACGATGGTAGAGCACCAAGCGCACACTTAGAACCCAGAGATTTTGACTATAGCATTGTCAAGGATGTTATGTCACAGGCCAATGCTGTAATGAATTCTAAACAGTTGTTGGTTCTTATTAGTACAGTGTTGCCAGGCACAGTTCGCAGAGATCTAGCACCACTGGTAACCAATACAAGATTTGTATACAATCCGTATCTGATTGCCATGGGCAGTGTAGGCTGGGACATGGTTAATCCTGAGATGGTTATGATTGGCACTGAAGATGGCAGTGAAACCGGTGATGCTCGAGAACTAGTAGACTTTTATCATACTGTAATGGAGAACGATCCGCGCTATGAAATTGGCACCTGGGACGAGTGCGAATGCATCAAGGTGTTCTATAATACTTTTATCAGCACCAAGATTGGCCTGGCGAATATGATCCAGGATGTTGCTGAACGTCAAGGTAACATTAACGTTGATGTGGTAACCCACGCACTAGCACACAGCACTAAACGCATCATGGGCCCACAGTACATGACTGCTGGTATGGGCGATGGTGGTGGATGTCACCCCAGGGACAATATTGCACTCAGATACATGGCACAGGAACTTGGACTGGGTTATGACATCTTTGATGCTATTATGAATGCCAGAGAAATTCAAGCACAGAACATTGCACTAAGATTAGTTGACCTGGCTAATGAATATAACATGCAAATTGTTATTCACGGCAAAGCATACAAGCCTGGTGTGGAATACTGTGATGGCAGTTACAGTTTGTTAATTGGACACTATTGTGCAGACCATGGATTCAATCCTGTATACGCAGATCCGCTTACAGGTGATAATTTTAATCCCAGTGAGCCATGTGTATTCCTACTAGCACACAGTGCAAGCACTACCTACAAATACACTGGACAAGACAGCAAGGATGAATTTTATTGTACAATCCCTGCTGGTAGTGTAGTTGTAGATCCTTGGCGTAAGTATGCAAATGACCAATGCACGGTAATTCATTATGGGAATACACGATGAACTGGAGTCAGGGAAATATCACCAAATTCTGGGACGATGAATATACCAATCTAAACTACACACATGAAGTATTTAATAATCAACAAGACATTATGAGATGGCGACGTGAAGGTTATGTTCATCCTACGTCACATTACACCGGCTTATTGTGTGACATGCGTAGTCCTCAACCAAGTTGGAATTTAACATTTATTGATTGGTTTACTGAAAAATTTAAAGTTCAGGACGTAGGTACAAGTTATTATCGCATGGGCACTGGTGTTATTCTACCCCTGCATGGCGATACATATGTAAAGTATCGTAGATTATTTAATTGTAACCTAGCAGACATCCATCGTGTAATTGTTTTTCTAGAGGACTGGCGCAGCGGCCATTATTTTGAAATTGATGGTGTACCAGTTATTAACTGGAATGCAGGTGATTACGTACACTGGATAGGTGATGTTGAGCACATGGCTGCTAACATTGGATTAGATAAAAGATACACATTGCAACTAACAGGCCATAGATGAACTTCGACATACTAGAAGATTTTGAAAAAGCACTCAGTGATTACACTGGGGCTCCGTATGTTGTACTCACTGACTGTTGCACACATGCTATAGAACTCGGCTTGCGATACCAAAAATGGCAGGGTCCAATAGTAATGCCTTGTAATACATATATCAGTGTGCCCATGGTGTTACACAAATTGGGTCTTGATATTTACTACAACAAAGAGCAAACCTGGGAATACGAATATCAATTATCCCCTACCAACATCTGGGATAGTGCAAGAGCATTTGACAAGGACATGTATGTTCCAGGACGCTGGCAATGTTTGAGTTTTGGGCATGATAAACGATTAAGTATTGGACACGGTGGTGCAATACTATTGGATAGTCACACCGATTACACACAACTTAGAGCAATGGCGTATGACGGCAGGAATTTGCACCATTCTCCCTGGCAAGCACAAAGAGAATGGAAACTAGGGTTCCATTATAACATGCGGTTAGAGGATGCTGCTCGGGGCATCGAGTTATTAAGCCGACCTGATGAGATGCCTGATCTCACTTCACAACGGCGCACATACCCAGACGTCAGTAGAATTAATATTAATATTGACTAATCGTCTAAATAACCATATCATATAGTATATTAGCAAACAAGGCGGAACTATGACAAATAAAGTAGATTTGAGCAAGAAGAATTATGATTACGCTATCTTTACTCCAGCACTCAGCGGGTTTTATACCAGTTATGTCAGTAAGCAACAAGCTACTGGAAACCACGTAGAAGCAGAACGCATTCCAGCAAAGTTTGAGAATGGAATTGAAGGGCTAAACTTCTTAAATCCTGAAGCAGGATATTTTACATATGACCATGTATTGTATAGTGCAGGACATGCTGAACTAGACATGAACAAAGCACCAGCCAAGGAAGGTATGATCCATGGCCGTGATAAGAACTTCACTACACTAATTGGCGACAGTGGTGGGTTCCAGATCAGTAAAGGTGTTTGGCAGGGTAACTGGCTTGAGCCGGAAGGGCAGTGTACTGAAACTGACAAGACTCGTGGCAAGGTTCTCAATTGGTTAGAGAATACAGCCGACTATAGTATGGTGCTGGATATTCCTACTAACGGATTAAATTTTGTTGATGAAGCCACTGGCAAGCCCCGGTGTGGACTCAATGACTATAATGAGTTTAGAGACGCTACTATTGCTAATAACAACTATTTCTTTAAGCATCGTCAGGGTAAGACAAAGTTCCTAAATGTTTGCCAGGGTAGTACATACACACAAGCAGACGATTGGTTTGACAAAGTATGTTTGCCTGTCGTAAGTGAAACACATGGTTGGGCGTTTGGTGGCATTCAGAAAACCATGGTTAACCACAGTCTACGGCGTTTACTATATTTAAAAGAAATAAAGATCCTAGAAAACTCAGAGTGGATACACTTCCTGGGTACTGGTAGATTAGACCAAGGTGTTATGTATACTGCTATGCAACGTGCTATTAGAAAGCATGTTAATCCCAATCTTACTATTAGCATGGATTGTGCTAGTCCGTTTATTGCAACTGCTAATGGTCAGGTTTACACACACAACACCTTTGATAATAAGCGTATTGGCTATAACATGGTACACATGGTGGATGAAAAAGATCCACAAGGCAAACATGCGCCTTGGCCCTGGGATGATAGCCCAATTGGTGAGCGTTTAACATGGAAAGATATTAATTGGTATGACCCCGGCGACCTAAATAAGATTGGTAAAGAAGGTAAAACAAGCTGGGATAGCTTCGCATATTGTTTAATGATGGGACATAATATCTACAAGCATATTGACAGTGTACAAATGGCAAACAGACTCATGGCTAGAACCGCAGGTATCAACCCCTGGATGCCAAGTCAGTATATTGAATTTGATCAAGTATGTGAGAGTTTGTTTGAGAAAGACTATGGCGGTAGCATGGCGGCTATTGATGCTGAACTACTAAAGCACGAAAAGTTAATTGCGAAACTAAGCAGAACAAAGAGTCTTAAAAACAGTGACACTTTTGATAGTTTGTTTAGTTTTGGTGATGCGACTCCAGTTAATACTGACATTGATAGCACACAGGAAGAGGACGATGAAAGATGAGCACCATTTGGATCATTCCTATTGAACCAATTGATCAGCGTTACACAAAGCAGTGGTACGACAATATTCCAGTTATGTTGGATTCTGCTATCGCTGAGAACAAATTGGACTATGAAGTAGTTACTGTAGATGGTGAAACTATTCCAGACACAACTACATCAGGTGCATTTTTAGACTTTGGTGCTACCAATGTTTACAAGTCTAGCCAAAGTTTAGCAGTAAGCAAACTGTTTAGTTATGGTAAAGTTAGGCCTGGTGATAAGTTCTTGGTAACAGATGCATGGAACTTTATTATTACCCCAATTAAGTACATGAGCGATCTACTAGATATCCCAGTAGAGATACACAGTATTTGGCATGCTGGTGCCTATGATCCCAGTGATATACTAGGATATTCCATGAGCAAGCCCTGGCCCTGGGATGCAGAGCGCAGTTGGTTCCATAGTAGCGATTATAACTATTATGCTACTAACAGCCATAGGGATATGTTCCTAAAGAATTTAAACATTCCTGATGAATATCATCACAAGGCAATTAGAAGCGGGCAACCACATGAGCTTATTGTTGACTCGCTAACACAGTACCAAAGCACAGATAAACAAAACACTGTTATGTGGCCGCATCGATACAACGATGACAAGCAACCAGACATTGCTGAAAAATTGTCCAGTGATTTCGATATGGTTATCACACAGAAAATGAATTTGAACAAAGCTGATTACTATGCTACAATGGGTACTAGTAAAGCAATCTTTAGTTGTGCATTGCATGAGAATTTAGGCATTAGCGTAATGGAAGCAGTGCTTACGGGAGCCATTCCTATTGTTCCTGACCGTTGCAGTTATGCAGAGATGTACTTGCCAGAGTTTAAGTATCCAAGTGAATGGACAGAAAACTACGAACAGTTTATCTATCACAGGGATGACATGGTAAAATTTATTAACGCACGTCTTGACAACTTTGCTGATTATCAGGATTTAATTAAACAACAGCAACAAATACTGATCAAAGACTACCTATCAAGTAGCATTATGATCAACAATTTATTAAAAAAAGGAACATAGTATATGAAAAAGACTTCCGATATTATTAAAGAACGATTAAACACCAGTGGAGATAGATACTGGGCTGGTGACAATATCAGCAAACATATCCACGAAGGCGAACATCAGTTACTGATTGACGAACTAACATTAAAGTTTGAGGGTGTTTTAGATAGTCTTGTTATTGATCGTAAAAACGATCCCAACAGCATGGGTACTGGTCGCCGGTTAGCAAAGATGTATGTTAACGAGATTATGAGCGGCAGGTATTATCCTGCACCTAATCCCACAGCATTTCCTAATGAGAACGGGCATACTTACAATGGTATGCTGGTAGTGAGAAGCGAACTAAAGAGTGTGTGTTCACATCATCATCAACCAGTAAGTGGCGTAGCATACATTGGTATTATTCCGGGAGAAAAAGTTATTGGTCTTAGCAAGTATACTCGCATTGCTCAATGGTGCGCACGGCGCGGAACACTACAGGAAGAACTTGCTAACGATATCCTTCGTGAGATTGTTAAAGCAACTGGTAGCAAGAATGTTGGCGTTTACATTCAGGCTCAGCATGGATGTTGCGAAAATCGTGGCATCATGGCACATTCAAGTCTTACACAGACAACCGTACTTGAAGGATCGTTTATAGAAGACCCTGCTTGTAAAAAAGAGTTCTTTGATAACATTAAACTTCAGCAATCTTTTGCCCCACGATGATTCTTCTATTCGATGTAGACGGAACACTGACTCCTAGCAGGGGATTAATGGACCCAGACTTTAAACAGTTCTTTAAGAAACTTCCTAACTTTAGTCTTGTTACAGGCAGTGATTTGCCCAAGACCATTGAACAAGTTGGTTTGGATATTTTTAACCTAGCGGAATATTCATTTAATTGTTCAGGCAATGATGTATATCGTTACGGGGTGCCTGTAGCAAAGAATAACTGGAAACCAAGCACAGAGTTAATGGGTTACCTGGAACAGTGTTTGGCTGATAGTAACTATGCAGAACGGTTTGGTAACCATTTTGAAGTAAGAACTGGTATGCTTAATTTTAGTGTTGTAGGCAGATCCGCTGTTGGCGATCAAAGAACACAGTATTATGATTGGGATTGTGTATTTCATGAACGAGAACATATCGCACAGGGTGTCCAGGAACGATTCCCTGATATTTGTGCACAAGTGGGCGGTGAAACAGGTATTGACATTTACCCCCAAGGGTGCGACAAGTCTCAGGTGTTAAAGTACTTTCATGGCCAGCCCATACACTTCTTTGGTGATCGATGTGAGCCTGGCGGAAATGATTACTCTGTTGCCAACAGGCTATCAAACAGAAACACTTGTCGAGTATCACATGTTAAGAATTGGACAGAAACATGGAAAATATTACAGGAAAAATAAAACCTAAAGTTTACGAATCACCAGACGGTGGTCTAACAGTTACTGTTAGAGATGCTGGTGATTTATCAGAAAATCGGGTAATATACGCAGACGTTGGTGATAATCCTGAGTTTGATGAGCATCTAGGATTATGCGATAGTGCTCTAAATTGCGACCCAATTATACAAGCAGTTAGGCAGAATAGCTACTTTGTGGATCAGGAACTCTGTGAAGAGCACCCAGATCTAAAGGCCAAATGGGAAGAATTCCGCGAATTACAGCGACATTACCAAGCCTGGGACCTACTTAAAAAATAATCTTCAAAAACGGTTGACCTTACACAGGACCGTGTTATTATAAGTTATAGTTTGCACAGATGAGCTGTTGCAAACATTAACTTAGACACAGAGGTCAACAATGAAGTTAAAAACACTAGGAATTTTAATGGCAACTACTGCTCTAACTGCCTGCCAAGCAGGCGGTGTGAGTAATGCTGTTAAAAGCGTAACTAGTGGACTGACATCAAATAGTGCCTTTGCTGCTATTAGCGGTCAAATCTCAGCTCTTGAAGCTGTGGTTGCTGTAGCACAAAGTAACACTAGTATCAGTGCACTAGTTAACCCCAACGATAACGATGTGAAGCTGGCAGGTGATGTTGTCAGTCAGATCGATAACGTTATTAATGGCTGGAACGATTATAAAGCCAGCATGGATCCACATCTACTTGCAGTCAAACTATCCACCGAAGAGTGGAGAGAAGCTGAGGCTGTTGTAAAGATTCTCAAAGAAGATCTACGGCCTATAGTTACTAAAGTTGTCAACGGTGGCAGCTATGATACAAAAGATTTTGAATTCCTCGCAAAGAAGGAAACGTTGGATCAGAAAATTTCTGATAAGAAGGCAGCCATTTTTGAAGGCGCCACTCCAACAGTCATCAGCGCATCAACCAGCGCAGTAACCGTCAATACGTCAGAAACCATTAGCAGCGCAGAGCGTGTTAAGAACACAGAAGTTACCAATGGTGAACAAACTGTTACTGGTGGTGACAGTGTTGGTAACCTGACACGTACTGCAACATGGACACGTACTACTACACAAAACATGGAATATGACCGTACCTGGACTGTTGAAACACAGAACGTTACGACTACTGTGTTCAGTGATGGTACTACCAGCGAAGAACGTGGTGCTGTTCGTAAGATTCCATATCAGCAGACTTACGATGCTGCACCGCGTGTGACTACTGAAGAACTCAGTAGGGTTATTGGTTATACTTCAGACGAGCAGAATACTCCTACAGTGGTTGTTACTCGTGGTACTACGGCTGTAGAAAATGTTTATGAAGATCGTGTTGTTCAAGAAACGCAGGCTGATGGCAGCATCTTGCACAAGACGTTTCGTAAGACAACGACTACATCAACGACACCTGTTACTACTACAACTACCTATCCCAAAGTAACAGTTTACACTTACGAAGATGGCCACTCATTTACACATGATGCCACTGACGAAGTTGTTGCTGAAACTGTGGATGATGTTGTAGTTACAGAAAACGAAGAACTCGTTGAAACAACCACTGAACATGTTGTTGCTAATGAGACCATCACAAACGAGGTGATTACTGAAGTTACAGAAGCAGACCCAGTGTTTGTTACTGAACAAGAGGATCGCACCACCATAACAGAATCTGATGGCAAAAAGTACACCACAGTAACACGTTACTACACAACAACAGCTACTATTGTTACCACTACTACCACAAAAACAACCCCAGTTACCAAGAAGGTTTGGACTGATGGTCGTGAAGAGCTAATCCGTGGTGAAACAGTAACCGCTGTAAACACAGAAAACACTGTTGTTACTGATAACTGGAACAAGGTTATGAGCGAGACAGTGGAAGATGTGGTTGTTGGTGAAGCTGAAAATCCAGAAGCTGAAGCACCTGTTGGCGATCATGCTGACATGGGTACACGTACTCCTGGATACAATTCAGATCCACTGAGCTATCGTACTTCAGAGTTTAATGGCAGTGGTGGTACCAACTACAAGTCAGTTATTAAAGCAGACTACGCATATAGCCGCGGTTGGACTGGTAAAGGTAGTTTGATTACCATTGCTGACACTGGCTACGACGTAGATCACAGTGATTTGTCAGGTGCCGTTAAGCACACTTACAACACACTTACTGAAGTTAAAACAACTGGCAATACTGACGTTACCATGCAAGATAATCATGGGCACGGTAGTCATGTGTTGGGTGTTGCTGCTGGTCGCAAGAATGGCACAGGAACACACGGTGTCGCATTTGACGCTGATGTTGCAGTTGCTAAAATCAGTGACAGTACTGCATTTAGTTTCCAACGTGCAAAGAATGCTGCGGCTTGGTCTCGTGACCTTGGTGCTGTAGCGTTCAGTGTTAGTGCAAACTACAATCCAGACTCAGCGTTCCGTTCTAGTGTTGTAAATGATGGCGACGGTAAGTTCCACAGTAACCACTATTACTACGGCCCTAACGGCTACAATGGGGTCACCTTGGATGCGCCAAGCTGGGCAGAGGCACTTGGTAATGAACAGGTGTATGTCAACAGTGCTGGCAACAACGGTTACGACTATGTGGTAGGCAGTGGTCAGATGGCAACTGCAACAGATGCAAACGGCAACCTTATTCTTGGTGGCCGTATGCTTATTGTTGGTAACTGGAGTGTAGATAGCAACAGTATTTCTGGTAACAAAGCTGGTCATATGTGTGCTAGTTATGTAAGCGGTGCTTGCACCGATGCCGCAAGTACTTCGGACTTCTACATTCTTGCACCAGGCATGGCAGTTGAAAGTGCCAGCAACGACGGTGGCAACAAATTAATGTCTGGTACTAGTATGGCAGCGCCGCAGGTTGCTGGTGCACTTGCTATCCTAAACCAGATGTGGCCACACATGAAAGGTGAGAACCTTGTAAAGTTGGTTACCAAAACTGCTGACAAGACCATTGCTGGGTATAATGTTAACACACACGGGCAAGGATTGTTGGACCTTAATGCAGCAACACAGCCTGTTGGTGCAACTGGTATCCCAACGAGTGGTCGTACCAGCGGTGGTATTTCAAGCCTTAGTGGTGGTGCTGCTATCGGAAATATTAGCAGTGATGCATTTGCCGCACTAAGTAATGCTATCGTGTTGGATGAGTTCGAACGAGACTTTAAGGTCGATCTCAGCCAAACACAGGCAGTTGATACTCGTCCAGGTGGTTATGTTGAAACACTGGCATTTGGTGCAGGAAACTATGACGCTTATAGTAACCTTGCAGCAAGCAACCAGAATATTGTCACTCCAGAGTTTATGGGCTTCTCCGCAGGAATGAAGATGAACAGTGACGCCTCTGGTGATTATGCTATTAACGCCAACTACAAAGCCTACGAAGATGAAAACACACGTATTGACTTTGGTCTAGGTTTTGTAAAAGAAACTGGCAAGTTTCTTAATAACGTGCAGCAGGGCTTCATGGGTGTTGGTGAGCATCATACAACACAGTATGCGAGCTTTAAGATCAAACACAACTTTAATGACACTGTGTTTGGTTTTGGTAACTACCAAATTGGTACTACTGATGTACAAGCCAGCGAAGAGTTCAGCCTAGTTACTGGTTACAGTGACTTGGTTAGTCAGAGCTTTAATACTGGACTAGGGTTCAAGCCAGCTGAAGGTTGGACCTTGGGTGGTACTTACAGTCAGCCACTACACGTAATGAGTGGTAGCATGAACTATCGAGTACCAACAGGTCGAACAGTAGATGGCCAAGTGCAGTTTAATGAAGGAAGTGCTGACGCAAGCACAAAAGTTATTGAACATGACTTTGGTTTGTTTGTAAAATACAAGGTACAAGATAACTTTACAATAGCGGCATTTGGTGAGAAACGACTAAATGTTGCTGGAACTAAAGGCAACGACCAGCTTAACGCAGGCATTAAGTTAAACTGGAATTTTTAAGGAACTATCATGGAACTAACGGTTATCACTTACGACAATAATAAGAAACTTAACTTTAAAGTAAGTGATGACCCTGTCCGTCCAGAGCTTAATTTAGACTTTAGATTAAGCCCTGGGCGAACAGTATACGCTCTAACAGAGGACGGTGAATATAAAGCGGCGATCTGTATAGCATACTGTAATGAAGTTCCAACTACTGTTAAAGAACTGGACTATTATAGCCAGGCCGCACATCAAGACGGACAACACGGTAGTATTGCAGTTGCTTATACAGTTTGGAGTAAGAAATCAGGAGCTGGTAGAAAAATAATATTGGATCTAATAGAAATAGTAAAAAACAGTGATACCATACACCGGGTCGTAACTCTAAGTCCAAAAACAGCAATGGCTAGAAAATTCCATTTAAACAATGGCGCTTTTATTCTCCAACAAAATGCAGAAACAGACAACTACGAATATATAATTTCTTAATAATGGACTATATAAAATGAACAAAATTTACTTAACAAATCAGGATATCGAAAAATACTTAGCAAACATCGTATCACAGATGTATGCTGATAACTGGCGTCCTGATTACATCGTAGGCATTACCAGAGGCGGACTTATTCCATCAGTAATGTTAAGCCACTATACTGGCATTAAGATGCACACACTAGATGTTAGACTCCGTAATGGTGATGGCGAATGCGAGTCCAACTGTTGGATGGCTGAAGATGCCCAAGCAGAAAAAAACATTCTCATCTTAGATGATATTAACGACACTGGTGCTACGTTTAATTGGATTATGGAAGATTGGCATTCAAGTGTTTATAATATGCCAGATACTATCTGGGGAGACAATGTTAGATTTGCTGCTTTGATCGACAACGCTGCCAGTGAGTGCAAGGTTGAAATGTCCTACACTGGTACAGAGATTAACAAAGCAGAAGACCCTAGATGGATTGTCTTGCCGTTTGAAGAGTGGTGGTAAGAGTTGTTATTTAACCAATACAAAAACTGGATAACTGAGCATGAGCACACTGACATTCTTAAGTCAGTGGTTCTTGCTGACCGTTGGTCATTTGGTCAGACCAGCGATAGCAAACAATATACTGAAAATTATCCCATGTGGATGCAGGGATTTTTTAATCATAGGACTCAACAATTTAATGAGTCTACGCCTGAAATTATTAAAATAATATCACTGAGGTTCATTAGTCAGTGTCCAGATGATTATGTGTTAGTTCGCAGTATGGCATGTGCTAACACCTTTGGATTAGACGGTGACTATCACAAAGACTGGCCCAGTTGGGGTAAAAGTCAGACTGGTGTCTTGTATACTGACAAAACCTGGGAGCGTAACTGGGGAGGAGATACTGTATTTGTAGGTGAAGATTGCCTGTACAGTTCAGAGTACGAACCTCGTAAATTGGTTACCTTTGATAGTAGTATCGAACACATTGGAAAAGGTCCCCAAAGACGGTGTCCAGGTATGAGAAGTATCATTGCCATGCAAGCAGTTAAACGTGAATATATTGAAAAGTTTATTGCAAAATAATCTAAATAACATTATAATAAACTTAGACGTCAAAGGTTCGCCCGTCTTTAAATATTCCGCCCTATAACATAGGAGAAGGTATATGCCTTATTATAGTACAAAACATTATGGACATAACATTGGACTAAGTGCAGTGTTCCGTCAACCAAACGCAGATCATTCACATTGCCATTTGCTACATGGTTACAGTTTAGCATTTACATTCACATTCGGTTGTGATGAACTGGATAACAAGAACTGGGCAGTTGACTTTGGCGGATTGAAGCCACTCAAAGCATGGTTAGAAGATCACTTTGATCATAAGGTAGCAGTAGATGCTAAAGATCCTCACTTGGATAAGATGCGTGAACTTGAAGCAATGGATCTAGCAGAGATTCGTGTGTTCGACGGCGTAGGTGCAGAGAAGTTTGCAGAACACGCATTTAACTTTGCAGACAAACTTATACGTGAAGAAACTGATAATCGTTGTTACTGTGTGCGAGTTGAGTGTGCAGAACACGGAGCCAATTCAGCAATTTATGCACCACAGGAGATTTAAATGTTAGTACCTATTGTAGTAGAAAAGACCAGTGCAGGCGAACGCAGTTATGACATCTACAGTCGATTGCTTAAAGATCGTATCATTATGTTAAATGGTGCTGTAGATGACAACAGTGCTAATTTAGTAGTGGCACAAATGTTGTTCTTGGAAAGCGAGAGCTATGATGCTGACATTACACTTTATATTAACAGCCCAGGTGGACTTGTAACCGCAGGACTTGGTATCTATGATACTATGCAGTTTATCAAGTGCGATGTGCAAACAGTTGTTGTAGGTCAGGCATGTAGTATGGGAAGTTTCCTTGCACAAGCAGGCACAGCAGGCAAGCGTATTGTGCTACCAGAGTCACGCACAATGATCCACCGTGTAAGCTCAGGCACACCTAGTACACGCGGTTCAGTCCATGTACAGGAATTAGAATTTGAAGATGCTAGGCGCAGTTTTGAAGAAAGCAAAAAGATCAATAAGAGACTTACTGAGCTTTATGTCAAGCATAATTCAAAAGGCAAAGGTTACGAAGAATTGTTTGAAACTATGAAGTTCGACACATTCTTAAATGCACAAGAAGCATTGGATTATGGACTAGCCGATAAGATCGTGGAGAAAAGACCATGAAACTAAGATATACAGAAGCATTTTATAGTGTTCAGGGCGAAGGTAGATTTACTGGTGTTCCCAGTGTTTTTCTTCGTATGTATGGCTGTAATTTCACATGCCCAGGATTTGGGTTACCACATGGCCAAGAAACTACTGAGCCAGATGACATTGCAGCACAAGTTTTAGAAAATCCAGATCGTTATAAGAAATTGGATGATCTCCCACTAGCAACAACAGGCTGTGATAGTTATGCAGCCTGGCACCCAGCGTTTAAGCGATTCCAAACTACAACAGACGTTGATGGGTTAGTTGATTATCTACTGACGTTGGTACCCAATGGCCGTTGGACACAAGAAAATGGACAAGATGTACATTTAGTAATTACTGGCGGAGAGCCACTGCTAGGATGGCAGCGTATGTATACAGAATTATTTGACCATCCCCGAATGAAGGATTTAAAAAATGTTACCTTTGAAACAAATACCACACAGAGTTTGCACGATGATTTCAAATCTTACCTCGAAGATACACCAAGACTACATGTTACATGGTCATGCTCCCCAAAACTATCAGTTAGCGGACATGGTTGGGATGATGCTATTAAGCCTGATATTGCTAGGGCTTACAGTGATGTTCCTGGCAGTCAATTGTATTTCAAGTTTGTGGTTTGTGATCTTAATGATGTGGCAGAAGTGGACAGAGCTGTGTCAGTATATGGATCCCAGGGAGTCCATGCGCCGGTATACCTCATGGCTGTCGGAGGCACAACAGACAGTTACTTTAAAAACGGAAAAGCTGTCGCAGAACTTGCGCTTGAAAAAGGTTATCGTTACTCCCCCCGGCTTCATGTCGACGTTTTCGGTAACGCCTGGGGAACATAATCCTGAAACTGGTATGCCGCGAGTTGAGCCAGCTGTAGTGACTGAGCACTCAGATAATATTGACGAAGATTTAGCAGACCGATTAAGAAAGACCGGAATGTGAAAACAGTTTGGATTAAAACTGCTCAAAATGAGTATGATGCACAAAATCTATGCACTGGCTGGCTGGACCCTGAGTTAACAGAACAGGGCGTAATTGAGGCTACCGATGTAGCAAAAGAATTGTCTGATAAGTACTCAGTGGTAGCCAATGTATATTGCAGTGACCTAAGACGTAGTTTTAATACAGCAAAAATTATATGTGATAATACTAGTTGGAATAAAACACAACAAGTAAGCCCGTTTATTAGAGATCGTGACTATGGTAACCTAACTGGCAAGCGGCTGGATACTCAATTAAACTGGCAAGATGCTCCTGAGAATGGCGAAAGTTTAAAGGATGTGGCTTCCAGAGTATACAGTTTCTTAAAAGAAATACAGGATACTGAAAACGAGTTACCACATGTTATTATTGCTCACAGTGACACATTAACGGCGGCGGCGGTGGTCGTGGGCAAACTAGATCCAACAGAAATAAATAATTTTAGAGCACAGACAGGAGAAATATTAGAATGGGACTTCTAGATTCAGCTAAAAAAGCAATGGGTATGGGTGAAGCTAAGAAAGTTAACACCCCTAAACGAACAACAAAAAAGTCAGCTAAGGATATTGCAACTGAAAAGGACGAGCCCTGGGTTAGTGTTATTGATCTAGAGGTTGATCCAGAAAATCCTGGCAGTGGTGCATTTGAACTTGACTGGAACCCACAGTTTATTAAAATGCTCTTTAAAGCAGGATATCGTGATGACGTAGAAGAAGACATGGTTGATCGTTGGTTTCAGGATGTTTGCAGACAGGTAGTTATGGAAACATATGAAAAAGACCAAGCCATGGTTACTAGAAATGATCTAGGCGATGGCAAAGCTGAATACAAATAATGATCATCTATGTAAACGGTGACAGTCATAGTGCAGGTGCAGAGTTGGTTAAAGACTATTGCTTTGCAGCAGATGATCCAAAATACACTGCCTGGCAACGACGACCCCATCCAGATGCTATCCCCCATACATACGGATTTAAACTAGCCCGAGCACTCAATGCTGGGTTTTTTCTAGATGCAGAGAGTGCTAGTAGCAATGACCGTATTTTAAGGACAACCCGGGAATATGCAGACGCTCTTACTACTAATATCCACGACAGAGTGTTCATTATTGGATGGAGTACCTGGGAACGGGAAGAATGGTTACAAGGAGATAAAACTTATATTCAGGTAACTGCCAGTGGCACTGACAGTGTTCCACCAGAGTTTGGTGACCGTTACAAGCAATGGGTTATTAACCAAACTCCTGAGGTAGTCAAAGAAAAATGTCGACAGTGGCATGATAAGATCTGGGAGTTTCACCAACATTTAAATAAGCTGGGAATACGGCATATTTTCTTTAATTCATATAGTCATTTTGATGTTGATGAACAACGGGACTGGGGAGATAGTTATGTTAGTCCTTACGATAAAAGTGGCACATATTATCAATGGTTGGCAGACCAGGGTTTTTTAACTGTTAGATACGGAAGCCATCATTACGGTATTGATGCTCATAGTGCCTGGTACAAATTTTTACTTCCGCGGTTGACATCTGGCGTGAGTACTAGTATAATGAGTAATACTAAAGTAGTTAAGAGAACCGTGAAACCCAGTTCAGGACTAATGAGGAAAAAGTGACAACATATTTACTTGTAGACTCCCTTAATACATTCTTTCGTGCTAGACACGCCGCACATCGTAGCATGGATATGTGGACCAAAGTAGGATTTGCTATCCATGTAACAATGAGTGCAGTTAACCGCGCCTGGCGTATTAGTCAAGCTGACCATGTGGTTTTTGCTCTAGAAGGCCGCAGTTGGCGCAAGGACTTCTTTAAGCCTTACAAAGCACATCGTGTTGCCGCTAGACAGGTAAAGACAGAGATAGAACAAGAAGAAGATGCCTTGTTCTTTGAAGCATATGATTCCCTGGTTAAGTTCCTGGTAGAAAATGCAAATTGTAGCACATTACAATGTGATATTGCAGAAGCAGACGATATTATTGCACGGTTTATTCACATGCATCCCCAGGACAATCATGTTATTGTTAGTAGCGACACTGATTTCGTACAGCTGGTTAGCGACAATGTTAAACAGTATAATGGTATTTCTAACAATATAATTACACTACAAGGAGTATTTGATGACCATGGCAAACCAGTTAAAGACAAAAAAACAGGGGATCCTAAGCCGGCACCTGATCCGGAATGGCTACTGTTCGAGAAATGCATGCGTGGCGATCCAACTGATAACATTTTTAGCGCATACCCTGGAGTCCGCAAAAAAGGTACTAAGAACAAAGTAGGGCTTTTAGAGGCTTTTGAAGATCGTGACAACAAAGGCTATAACTGGAATAACATGATGCTGCAACGTTGGACAGATCATAACGGTGACGAACATCGTGTACTAGATGACTACGAACGCAACCGTGTACTGGTAGACTTAACAGCGCAGCCTGAAGAGCTCAAAGAGTATATTGACTCTACAATCAAAGATCAAATGGCTCCTAAGAATAATTCCATGGTGGGAGCAAAGTTCCTAAAGTTTTGTGGTAAGTATGAGCTAAAGCGTATTGCAGACGAAGCACCTAAATACGCTGAGTGGTTACAAAAAAGTTATATGGAGAAGGAACAAGATGTTGCTTGCTAGACCTATTATTGACGAGAAGTTTTGGATTATAGAGCGCAACGGTGAAAAAGTTGGCACCCTGCGTAAAACTCAGGACCTTGTTCTTACTATTAATCAAAAAAACTTTAAGTTTACGGATATTAAATCATTGTGCGACTCAACAGAAATTAAATTTGCTACCAGTAAAGAAGTAGTAGCAACGGAAGATAAAAACAAGGACTTTGACGTACACGGGTTTCCATGTAAGCACAAACCGTTTAATGACATTTTTGACTTAAAGCGGAAGTTGCCATTGTATACTAAGACTGCCAAGAGTCAGAGTTTCTATTGTGCTGGATATTATATTATTAAATTTGAAAGCGGATGGCTTCCAAGTTATTGTCCTAAGTTAATTACTCTAGGCAAGAATGAATTCGTTGGCCCATACATGAGCAAGTTTGAGATGCAAGAGAAACAGAAAAAACTATGAGATTACCAAACTTTAATAACCTAGAAATGTTTGTAAAGAAGGCAACCATTGGCGTTAGTCCTAGTATTAGTATTACTAGATCAGAGGCACAACACGCCGCTAATGAGTATCAAAAACTAATCAAGTATACGCTTGAGTTGCAGGATCGCATCGTGGAACTGGAACAGGAAAACGCAAACCCCACGCAAATAGAAATATTATCCGGAAACTTTTAGGTATTTCGACTTCCTTATGCTACAATACACTTGTTAACATAGGGAAAGGATAACATATGTTTCGTACAACTATCGCAGCTATTGCTGTACTCTTTATTGCTTCAACTGCCCATGCAGAAGATGCAAAAAATTACTACATTGAAGGTCAATTTGGATCAACTATCAATGCCGACGACGGGCGTGATAACTCCAGTGTAATGGGCCTTGCCTTGGGAAAAGACTTTGGTAAAGTTCGTGTTGATCTTGCTGGTGTCCGGAACTCCAGTGGAGATAATACTTCACTTGGTGAAGTTGAAGTAGACTCACTATTAACTGGTGTATACTATGACATCAATACCAACAGCAAGTTTACTCCATTCGTTGGTATTAACCTTGGGTATGGCTGGGCAGACGGCACAGGGGTTAGCACAGTAGATGACGCAGGATTTGTTTACGGTGCCTCGGCTGGCGTTGGATATGCAGTAGCAGACAACATTGATTTGGTTGCTCGTTATCAGTATCTAACCAGTGATGATATTACTGTAACTAATTTATCAGGAACTGATAATTGGGATACCCAGGCTATTACTGCTGGTTTACGGTTTAAGTTTTAATATTCACTAACCAAGTAAATTAAAATAGGGCTGTAATGGCCCTATTTTTTTATAAAAGTATAGATAAATATATACGTAGTTAATTAAAAGGACAACGTATATGAGTAGACCCAAGCCAGAAGTTCTCTTAGAGAAGATTGACAAGAATACATATAAATCTGAGCAGGTGTTAGCTAGCGATGGTATTTGGACTGTATATTATAAGGGCCGTGCTATTAACCTAAAATCACAAAACATCCTAGTAAATTATCCTGGACCTAAATATAAAAAAGTTAGCTTCAGCAATAGTGGTCATGCTATTAACCTGGCTAAGAAACTAAACAAAGCCTTTGGCTGTGACGAGTTCACCGTAGTCCTTCTTAAAAAAGGAAGTGTGGTATATCCTTAACAAAATACCAGTATACACAAGCATTTATCAAAAACAGTGACTTAACTGTTAGTGATAGTACCTCGTATGGTTTTTTCTGGCAAAACATCAGAGAGAACGGTGGGCTACGATTAAACGAGAATGGTTACCATTTCTTAGTACACAATTTAGAACTAGAGAAGTACACCGTTGATATACGTGAGCAAAAAGTTAACTATAAGTTTCTATTAGAGTTAGATAGATTTATGGATTGTCCATATTTTATAATGACAGGCAGATGGCCAAAAATTATCCTGTTTTCAGAGAAAACATACTTCTGGCTAGCCATGCACAATGAAGATTTTCAGAGTTTCCTAAATGCATACAAAGTTTAAATTTATTTACGCCAAACCACTGGAAAACTGTGAGTGGAAATATCTGGTTAACATTGATTTGTCTGACAAAGATGGGCAGTTACTGCCAGGATATATGGAAAATAAAAACTCGTTCCTGGAATTAATGCAAGAACAATACGGCAACGTTAATGAAAGGTATAATATACGCTGGGCAGACCACAGTGCTGATGTTCGTTTTAAATCTGAATCTGATGCTGCTAGTTTTATATTGCTATACACCTACACTACACAAGCAAGCACTGTAAATAAAAGAAGATATCCACAAAACTTTTACCACAGCGTCTAGTCAAAGAAAACCGCCCTAGTATTTCTACTGGACGAACGTGTTGGCGCCTTGTCCCAACTTGCGAATTCTTTTCACACTCTTATTTATCATCATCAGTTGACTTATTGCTTATATGTGTTATTATAGCTGATATTAGTTTTTACAAGGAATACAATATGTCAGAAAAATATAAGCCCCGGCCAGGCAACTTTACGTGGTGCAAACCAGCTGAAGCAGTCTTCGCAATGCAACATTATTTGTCTAAGTTAGAGTCAGATCTACGCAATGGCACTGTTCCTAAGGAACAACAGAATAATATTCAAACTGAAATCAATGATCTAATTACTAAGATTACTCGCCGCAGGGGCAGTGTTAATTTTGACCTGCAGGGGTTCTTTGAAGTGCAGAACAAGTTTCGCAATAGCCCAGAGTATCGTCAGGAAGTTGCTGATAAAATTGCTGGTACCTGGGTAGATCCTGTTAAGGAAGAAAAACGTATTGCTAAAGAAGCTCGTGACGCAGAAAAAGCGGCTGCAAAATTAGCAAAAGATCTTGCTAAGAACGGTTGACTATCTGCTAGCCTGTGTTAGTATTAAGTCTAACTTAAAGGAGAGCATAATGTCCAAGTTTACCACACAGCAACAAGTTTTTCTGTTTTTAGGGGAACTCACTGTTAATCCTAACGTT